CGTCGAGCCTGGCGTTCCGTTCGCGCGTTATGCGATTGCGATGGCGCGGGCAGAAGGAAACAAAACGCAAGCCCTGCAGATCGTGCAGGCGACGCGGCGCTGGAAAGATACGCCGCAGGTCGAGCAGTTCCTGATGGCCGCGGTCGGCGCTGGCACGACAGGCGGCGCCGGCTGGGCTGACGACCTCGTTTATGCGCGCAACCTGACCTCGGACTTCGTGCAGTTGCTCCAAGCTGCAACGATCGTCGATCGCATTCCGGGACTGCGCCGTGTGCCGTTCGATATCCGCGTCGGCACTTTGGCCAGCGGTCTTACCGGGTATTGGGTCGGTGAGGCGCGTCCGATACCGCTGTCGAAGTTCGCGACCGATGTGTTGCCGTTGACGCACCACAAGGTGGCGGGCCTGACGCCCATTTCGCGCGAGCTTGCGGAATCGTCGGAACCGTCTGCGGAGACGCTGGTGCGCGACCTCTTGAGGGCGGCGATCGTCAAGGTCATGGATCTGTCGTTTATCGATCCGGAGCGCACCGCAGTAGCGGGAGTAAATCCGGCGTCTGTCACGAACGGCGTAACAGCCGTGTCCGTGACCGGCACCACGGTTGCTGCGCTACGGACGGACGTGGCGACGCTGATGAACAAGTTCATCACTGCGGGCATCCCTACGACTGGCGGCGTATGGATCATGACGCCTTCGATCGCTCTGGCCATATCGATGATGCAGAACGCGCTGGGGCAACCCGCTTTCGACGGGATGAATCCGGAAGGCGGCAGGTTCCTGGGCTATCCCGTTGTCGTGTCGCAAACGGCACTCACAACGGGCTCGCCGGTTGGCGGAAATCTGCTGATCTTCATCATCCCTAGCGAGATATTCATCGCCGACAGCCAGACGGTTGACGTGGTGATCAGTCGCGAGGCGTCGCTCGAAATGAGCGATGCACCGACGAACCGCGCGGACACCGGCACGGGCGCTGCGATGGTGTCGATGTTCCAGAACGATTCCCTCGCGATTCGCGGGATCCGGGACATCACGTGGGTGAAAGCCCGCGCGGCCGCGGCGCAGTTCATCGTGGATGCGGCTTACGCGGCATAGGAAACGGTCGAGGCCTTCCTCTCTCCCCTGGCCTCGATCTTTGGGATGGCCCGTCTTCTTCTATGGCGGGCCTTTTTTCGAGGGCATTCCCCTGAGTGCCTTGGAAGGAAGCCAATGAAATACATCGCGAACAAGTCAATCGAGCGGTTTACGAAGTTCAAGGAAGGCGACGAGGTTGTAGGCATTGCTTACGAACAACTGAACGTCTTGGAACTGCTGGGGCATGCGCGGAAGGTGGAAGACGAGCCGGCGCAAGCGAGCGTTCCACGAGTAGAGGTAAAGCCTGAATCGTCACAGGACGTTACGAAGCAAAAGCCGGAGTCGGGCGCGCAGCGTCGAGTGGGCAGGCCGCCGAATGCGGAGCGCGAGCCTCGAGCAATAGGCGCCGCAATGACGAAGAAGCCCGATGCCTGAAGGCATGCGGTTTGATCCGAGCTCGGCTAGTTGGAAGCCGGTACCCGGTCCTGTCGCGTCGATGGCCGCAGTGCCGATCAGTACGCCGCAGAACCAGCCCGGGCTTGTCGTGCATCACCATCACGACGTGCACGAGCCGTGGACGGGCGCATTTCAGCAGGGGTATCAGCCTGCTCGAAGGGAGAGTATTGCGGCATTCGGTCCCGTGTACGCCTGCGTCTCGCTCATCACGGGAGACATCGCAAAGTGCCCGATACGGCTGGTCGAGAAAACCAGCGATGGGGTATGGGTCGATGCGCATTCACCGGCCTTTTCGCCCGTGCTGCGCAAGCCGAACCGCTATCAGACGCGGATTCAGTTTCTGCGCTACTGGATGAGTTCTAAGCTGTTTTACGGCAACACGTATATTCTGAAGCAGCGGGACGATCGAAAAGTCGTCATCGGCCTATACCCTCTGCACCCGGCTAACGTGACACCTAGGGTCACGGACGACGGGGATATTTACTACGAGATCGGCGCCGACAACCTGTCGGGAATCAAGCAGTCGATCCCCGTTCCAGCTAGCGAGATCATCCACGATCGGATGAATGCGTTTTTTCATCCGCTCTGTGGCATTCCTCCCATTTACGCCTGCGCCATGACGGTGGCCCAAGGCCAGAACATCCAGAACAACTCTTCTACTTTCTTTAGCAACATGAGCCGCCCGTCCGGGATATTGCTCGCGCCTGGAACAATAACGCCGGAGCAGTTGGTGAGCCTCAAGACGCAGTACGAACAGGCATTCCGCGGAGTGAACTTGGGGCGGCTTATGGTCGCGAGTAACGGCATGACGTACGAGCCTATGTCGATGCCAGCCGAGCAGGCGCAACTTATCGAGCAACTAAAGTGGACGGTCGAGGACTGCATTCGCCCGTTCCTCATGCCGCCGCACAAGGTAGGGGCTGGAAATCCGACGGTGGCTAACGCCGCGCAATACAACGTCGAGTATTACGCTAATTGCGTGCAGCAGCACATGGAAGATATCGAGTTGTTGCTGGACGAAGGGCTGGGCCTGGGTGAAGGCTTCGGCAACGCTTACGGCGTATGGATCGACGAAAAGAATCTGATGAGGATGGACCTTCTCGCACAGATGGATGTGCTTGGGAAAGGCACGTCGGCATCGATTCTCGCGGTAAACGAGGCGCGCAAAGAGCTTAACTACGCGCCTGTAGAGGGTGGCGACGAGCCGCTTTCTCAGCAGCAATACTGGCCGCTCTCGATTTTGCAAGACCGGCCCGCGCCGTCGGATGCTGTCGCGCCCGCGACACCCATACCACAACCTGAAGAAGACGAAGAGGAAACAGCCCAAGCCGATATGCGCGCAGCACTGATGACGATGCGCGAGGGCTTCGCTCGTGCCGCTTGAAGGAGCGAAGTTCGGAGCAGAGGTAGTCCTACTCGTCCGGGAATTCGTTGCGCGCGCTCTCGGTACGTTCGGGGAGCAGCTCAAGGCGTTCGGAACGCGGATCGATGCGCTCGAGCAGCGCGCGCCGATAGTTATGCAGGGTGAGCGCGGCGAGAAAGGAGAACGGGGTGAGGAAGGTGCACAAGGTGTCGCAGGACCTCCGGGCGAACCGGGTGCAGCGGGACGTGATGGAACAGATGGAAAAGATGGCGAAAGTGGCGCGCAGGGTGAGCGCGGAGCGGAAGGTGCGCCGGGGCGTGACGGGGATCCGGGGGCAGCGGGGCCGGTAGGCCCGCAGGGAGAGAAAGGCTTAGACGGGAAGGACGGAACAAGCATCACGCTTGAAGACGTACGCCCGATGCTGGCGGCCCTCGTATCAGATGCGGTTGCCGCCATCCCGAAACCGCAGGACGGAGAGCGAGGCGAACGCGGTGAAAAAGGCGAATCTGGACAAGACGGGAGAACCCTCACGGCTGAAGAAATCCGGCCAGTGGTTGCGGAGTTCGTGGCAAAAGCTGTTGCAGAAATTCCGGTCCCGAAAGACGGGCAGAGGGGCGAAATAGGGCCTAGCGGCCGCGACGGGCGGGACGCGATCCAGCTAGAAATCATGCCGGCAGTGGACCCGGAACGCCGGTATGCGCGAAACACTGTCGCCAGGCACGCAGGCGGGCTGATACGCGCGTTCCGGGACACGGATGTCATCAACCTCGCTGAAATGGAGAAAAGCGGCTGGGAGTGCATTCTGGAAGGCATCGCTGGCGAGACCGAAGAAGTGCTGGACGGCGGGCGGCTTATCAAGCGCACGACGACCTACACTTCGGGCCGGAAGCTGGAGCGCGAGTTCAAGACTTCGGCCTGGGTCGACCGCGGCATCTGGAAGGAAGGCACCTACGAGCAGGGCGATGTCGTGGCGTGGGGCGGCTCATCATTTGTCGCTCAACGGGAGACGATGGAGAAGCCTGACTCGATCAACACGAGTGGCGATTGGAGGCTCGTAGCGAAGCGTGGGCGAGACGGGAAGGACCTCGGCGGAACACGGTGATTCGGCGCAAGCCAGACGGCTTCTCCGAGGTTGTCCGGACGTGGGTAGGTGAGCGCGTCGTAATCCTCGGCGGCGGGCCGTCGCTTACGCAGGAGCAGGTCGATTACGTGCGCGACAAGGCGCGGGTCATTGCGATCAACACGGCGTATCAGTTGGCGCCGTGGGCCGATGTACTCTACTTTGCCGATGCGAAATGGTTCAGGGCGCACCGGGATGGCTTCAGGTCTTTCCATGGTATCAAAATCAGCAACGAGCGTAGCCGGGACGGTATAGATGATCCTGCGGTACACATTCTCCGCTATCGGTCGCGCGAGACGTTTTCGGACGACCCGACAACGCTTACGGGCGGTGAACACGCGCACTCAGGAACGCAGGCGATCAATCTGGCAGCGCTCGCGGGATCGCGAGACATCACGCTCCTAGGATTCGATGCGCGCGAGCCGAGAACGGGTGAGAAAAGCCACTTTTTCGGTGAATATCCGTGGAGCACGCCGGCCGGTGTCTACGCGCAGTGGCGTGGGTCGTATCGGCTGCTGGTAGGCGAGCTGGACGCCAGGGGAATCAGGGTCCGGAATGCGAGTCCTGGAACGGCGATCGAGCATTTCGCCCGGGTTAGCCTGGAGGACGCGCTTGCATCCTGTGACAGAATGGCATAGGCTTCGCTCTGAGCCGTGGCATAGGGCCGCGGGCAACAGGAGGCCGAATGGCTACCACTCTTCCGTCAGAAGGTCACGTAATAGTCACGCCTGAACTCGCGCGCGAATGGTTAGCGCAGTTCAACTATAAGCACCAGAGAAAAATTCGCGCTTACCACGTGACGCTATTGAAGAACGAGATTCTTAGGGGGCGCTTCAGAGAAAAAACGCAGATTGCCTTTTGTAGAATAGAAGGGCGAAAAGGTCAGTTTTTCTTGACGAATGGACAGCACACACTGTCCGCTATTGTTGCCGCCGATGAGCCGGTGAAGTTGGATGTAGTAATTACGAACGTCCAATCTGAATTGGAAGTTGCCGACGAATATGCGAGGCACGATACACATTTAACTCGGCAATTAGCCGATTCTTTGGTTGCACATGGGTTACATATTGATCTCGGTATAACCGTGACGCAGCTTAATTGGGTGTCCGCTGCGTCGATCTATCTGGCAAGAATGAAAGGGGAATTAGGTTTTATGGTGTCTGCTGCTCACGTAAGCCACGATGAGAAGCTAGAGATCACGAAAAGATACGGCCCGCTAGGAAGAGATGCGCTTGGCGTTATTGATATAGCCGACAAGAGGAAGTCTTTTTTCGTGAGAAAAACCACACTTGCGCCGGTAATGGCCGTGTACGAAAAAGAACCGGAATTGTGTGCGCAGTTTTTTGGTGGTATGGCAAAAGATGATGGTTTGATGCAGGGAGATCCAAGAAAAACGCTGTTAGAGTATCTACGGAGTTCGGTAACGGGTGGGAATACTGTGGGTAGAGCTAGGCTTGGTGCTGTCCGCAAAGCGGAGCACGAGGTATTAAAAGCTATCGCTGTAGGGTGGAATGCTTTTGTTGAGAGGAAAGAACTCAGACTTATACGAGTGAAATTCGACGAGCATGTAGTCGAGTTTTTACGCGTTGGGACGTTTGTTTGTTAGCCATGACCGGCGCAGAACTAAAGCGTAAGCGCAAAGAGTTGAATTTATCGCTCGCGCAAGCGGCGCGTCAGGTCGAGGTGTCTCCGCGCACGTGGGCGCGTTGGGAAGCAGGCGATCAGGAGATTCCCCTAGGTGCTGTAAAGCTTTTTAAGTTGTTGAATAATGGCGAGGTGAAGCAGTAAAGGCAGGCTAGTTGAGTAATGGTGAGGCCTTGCCCGGTGATGTGTGTCAAGGCAGGAACGTTCCGGATTGTCAATGCGGGTCGATGTGTTGTTGGGAATGGCATGACAGGCAAGGCAGGCGGGGCAAGTTTAGTCTTGGTGGGTAGAGGCCAGTCGCGCCTTGCTATGGCTCGTTGAGTCAACGCAGGCAAAGGGTAAAGGATAGCCGGGACTCGTTCCCGGCTTTTTCTTTTGGGCAATGGAAATGCTAACTGTCTCGTGTGTGTTGAAAACGGGCGGTGACTTTGATGTTCGTTACGTACGCATTTTGAGAGATGCAGTAATCAGGAACACGTCTGCCGTCAGGTTCGTGTGCTTTAGCGATACGGATGTTCCTTGTGAGCGAATCCCGTTGAAGCATGGCTATCCGGGTTGGTGGAGCAAGGCAGAGATTTTTTCTGAGACGAGACCGGATTACTTTCCACAGCTTTACCTTGACCTCGACACAATCGTGCTTCGGACGATAGATTGTGTCTCGACTATCCAGCATGACTTCGCCATGTTGAGCATCAAGGATCGCGGACAGCACTGCGGAGATAGCGGTGTCATGTGGTTTCGGAAGCCGTTTCCGCACGTATACGAACGGTTCGCAGCCGATCCGGACCGCTGGATGGCGGAGTACGCCGTGAGCAAGGGAAACAAGGTGTTCGGAGATCAGGGCTACATTTCCTCGCAGTTCGAACACATACCGAAGCTTCACGAATCGCTGCCGGGACTTTTCATGAGCTACAAATACGACAATTTGCAGGACGCCGTACCGCGGAAACCGTGTGCCGTAGTGTGCTTTGGCGGCGCGCACCGGCCGCATAACTCGCCGGGATGGGTCAAGCAGGCGTGGGTGTAGGGAGAGCTTATGCGTATTGGCAAGTGGGAAATCCGGCGTGCGGATGATCCGGAGGTTCGTATCCCGGGCGATTTGGCGAAGTTGGAACTACGGCAAGGCGACGTGATCGTCATCAAGCTCTCAGAGGACCTCACACCGGTGCAAATCGAGTCCATTAAAAGAGCAGCAGAATCATCGGGTGAGATGTTAGGGCACAAAATGATTGTGCTCTACCGTGGCATATCTGTGGACGTGGACAAGCAAGCGGCAGTGCCGCCGCACGATGATTGAAATCAATGTCAACGTGCGATCACAGCAGGCGGAAAAACTCCTAGGAGAAATCATGGCAACGCTGCAAGAAGTGTTGGACAAGGTAAAGTCGCAAGGCGAAAAAATCGACGTGCAAGCAGCGCGTCTGGACGAACTCAATACGTGGGTGGAAGGTCTTTACGAGCAGATCAAGGCGCTACCGTTGAGCCCGGAGAATCAGGCCAAGGTGGATGAAATCTTTGCGGAGGCGCTTGCTATCGAGAGCCGTGTCGATGCGAACGCTGGCCGTGTTGAGGAAGTGTTTATTGACGACCCGAACGCGCCTCCTCAGCCTTGATCAGTCTCGTCCTGCCCTACTTCAACCGGGCAGAGGCGACGACGCGCGCACTGAAGCGGCACGCGGATCTGTATCCGGACGTGGACATGGAAGTCGTCATTATCGACGACGGGAGCGAGACGCCTTACTACGCGCCGCCCGGTATGCCGTGGCCGGTGCACGTTATCCGCATGCCGAGAAAGGCGGGTCCGCTCAATCCGTGCCTGCCGATCAACATTGGCGTGCAGTGTTCGAGCGGGCGGGTGCTGGCTATCTCGAACCCGGAGATCGTGCATAGAACCGCGGTGCTACCGGAGCTCGTGAAGTCGCTGGAGACGGCTGACTACGTGACCGCCGCGTGCTGGTGCCCTGAGACGAGTCGCTGGCACGCGCACTCGAACCGGACGCCTCTCTATGCCGACCGGACTGAGGTAAAGATGCCGGCCGGCGCGCAATATCACTTTCTAGCGATTGTTTCACGTGAAACATGGGACGCCTGCGGCGGCTTCGACAACGACTTTCGGGGCGGCGCAGGCTACGACGACAACGACTTTCTGCTGCGCCTCGATCGTATCGGCGCGAGCTTCGCCATCCGGGACGATCTGGTGGTCGACCATTCCCGGGCCGGTGCTCATGCCGCGTGGACGCCGCATATGTTCGAGCGCAACCGGAAGCTGTTCCTGAGCAAATGGGGATGACCGAAGAGAAGGCGTTCGCTTTGATGGAGATCGAACTCCGGTCAATCCTCGGGAACTGCCTGATCGCGCTC